ATAATTTACCTTTAGTTATTACATCAGGGTATAGATCAAAAAAATTAGCAGGATTAATTGGTTCTAAAATTACCTCACAACATTGCTCTGGTTGTGCAGCAGATTTTACTATTCCAGGTGTAGATAATAAGAAAGTATTTAAACATATCATAGAGAACCTACCAATGGATCAAATAATCTTAGAATATTATACTGAAGAAAATGGTGGATGGATTCATGTTTCTTATGTCCCCAATGGTAGAGGACAAGCTCTAACTAAAGATAAAGAAGGTTATAAGACATGGCAATAGATTATAGAGGTGAGAAATTTTCTGGATATAACAAGCCTAAGAATGCTAGAACTAAAACTAAAAAATTTGCAGTATTAGCTAAGTCTGGAAACAAGGTAAAACTTATTAGATTTGGTGATGCTAATATGACTATTGGTAAATCAGATCCCAAGAGAAGAAAATCATTTAGAGCTAGACATAAATGTGCTACAGCTACTAGTAAATTAACTGCTAGGTATTGGTCTTGCAAGAAATGGTAAGGAGTATATTAAAATTCATAGTGAAAGCTAGAATGCTATATGCTGATCTAAGAGGTCATCATGGTAAAAGATGGAACTATGAACCTGGTAATTGGTATATGGGAAGAAATAAAAACAAACATAATAGGAGATAACTATGTACATGAAAAAAAAGAAAACTAAAAAAAAGACTAAGAAAAAAAACAAGAAGAAGAAATACTAATGAAAAAAGGTTATCATAAAAGAAAAGATGGCAAAGTTGTCAAAAAAGGTTTGTGGTACAATGTTAATAAAAGGAAAAAGAAAAAGATAAGTAGATCAAAAGCTAAATCTACTATTAGTGCTAAAGCATATAAGACAAGTTAAAAAATTGTTATTAGGTGTAGTTGCTAGTCAACTGGGTATGATGGTGGGGTAACAAAATTCGTATGTCTAAAACTTGGGTAAGAAAAGAAAAAATAGCTGATGTGGGTAAGTGTAGATATTGCCATAAAGATATGATCTCTACTGATTCTTTTGTAGCCTTTGCTAATCACACTAAAGCTCATTATAAATGTATGAAAGAAGATGATCTTAAACCTAAAACAAAGTTTGATTGGTAGGGGAGTTTCCTCCCCCAACAAATATTACTTTATTTTTGTATTACATATTTAAATGGTGCATGTCGCCATTTAGTTTTGTTTTCTTCTAAGGACTCCTTAACAGCTAACCTACATTGCTCCTCAGCTTCCTTTTCAGTTTTACCAACACCCCAAGCATGAGCTAGTCCTCTGTTGCCTATAGCATGACAAAGTATTTCTTTATCAAGAAGATCAACTTTTTCTATATCAACCTCTATTCCTAAATGTTTCAATCTATCTACATCAACCTTGATGTCTTTAGACTCAATAGGTTTTTTTTGTATTTTCATTTCCTCTCCTTTTTTTTTATATTTATTTATTTAGAGAGTATATCATATTGAGTTTTGCAAAATTTTTAGAAAAAAAACTTTTATTGAAGAATAGACGATTGGAGTTTTAGGGTGTTTCAGTATAGGTGCGACAATTATTTGCTTAGCGACTTTTTAGGTGTTTTTTAATATCCCCAAAATTTCTTAGCATTATTTAAATAATCTTCATTAGCATCACTATTCCAAAACATATGTGTAAAGTCTGGTTGAATGTAATCTTTAAGAACATTTGGATCATTACTAATCTTCATTAGGTTCTGTCTTACTTTAGCTCTTTGAATTATTCTAGGTATTCTTTTCTTAATATTCTCAGGCTTTAGCTCATCACAATTTCCTGCATGATAGACTCTAAATTCTTTCTCATTTACATAACAAAGATAAACTGGCACTTCAAATACTGACCAATAAAAATCTACTTGTAATAAATTATAAGGTGATGGTCTATCAGGTAGCTTACCAGGAAACCAAGACCTTGTTCCATCTTTCTTAACAATACCCCTTCTTGGCATTTTACATTTATCTTCAATGATAACTTTATCCCCTTTTAAATCTATGTAACCATGAACAGGAATATTAATTCCATCAAACCATTTAAAGGCTTCTATCTCTGGCTTACAAGATTCATAACCTGGTATTGTTTGATGAGCCTTATGACAGTTAGTAATCATAGCTGGTACTATACTTTTATAGTAACTTAATTTCTCTTGGTCATCAGGTGTAAGTGCAACTAATTTATCTAACTTATCTTTTACAGGAACAAACATTATTTACTCTCCTGTAGTTTTTCTAATTCAATTTTAAAAGCATTATTAAATTCATCAGATAATATTTCTTGTTCTTGAAAATCATCTATAAAATAACTTAATGGTTTATTTAAAAATTTACTTATTTTAACAAGGTTAATTAAGGGTATTCGGTTCTCCCCCTTTTCATACTTGCCTACCTGTTGAAAGGTAGATTTAAGAACTTGTGCAACTCTAGTTTGCGTTACTACAGTTTCTTTACCAGTAAACTCATTGACTTTAGTTTTTCTAGCTGCTCTTAATTTCTTACCTAAATCAATATAGAATTGATTATCTTCCTCAAAGTTCTTCTTAGCTTTATGTGATAGTTTCATTCTTTCTTTTCCTTCCTTTTAATTTAGCGACAAGTAGCCTTAAGTTTTTTTACAACTTTTAATATACTAAGAATTATATCTCTAATTCTTTATATTTTACAACAGCATCAGAGTTTTGATTGGCAACAATTCTTCTTACCAATTGTTTATACTCCAAATAGTCATTATAAGTATGTACACACATTCTGCTATCAACAGATTTCATAATCTTTTTATGAATGTTATTTAGCTTCTGGTACAATCTTATCGTACTGTTTAGACTCATTGTCATGCTCCTCACCAACTACTTTTATGGTTGCCTTTATAAACTTGTTGTCGGTGATATTTATTTTTGCAAGTTCACCAGGCATTATTTGATAGTGTGCTTTCTTAGTTGCTTCTTCAATTGTTTCACCATCAAAAAATTCTTCAACGTCAGCTGATAATTCTAAACTAGATTGCTTTAAAACTTTAACCATTCAATATTACATTTCTGCTGTAACCAGCATAATCTCTTTTTAGTTCTTGTCGTTCTTCTAGTTTATCAATTAGTACACTAACTGAATTTTTACTCTTGTAACCCATCTCATCAGCCATTTCTAAAAATGTAGGCATATATCCATGTTTTGTACTATATATTTTTATATATTGCAATAGCTTGAGCATTTTGGGTGTCATTGGTCTAAGTCCTCTTTGTTTTGTTTTCATTTATAACTAACCTCCTTAATAACTCTGTGTAGCCATTGATGTCGTCAAAGCTATCTTTTTTGTAATCTTTTGATTGCATAATTCTCCAACATTTTAAAAAAATCATAAATAAACCAAAGAACTTTAAAGGTACTTTAACTGGTTTATTATTATGAACTGATAAATATTTCTCCATCATTCCACCCATGACAAAAGCGGTATGGTCAAAATGTCCATAATCTCCTTCTTTTTCATGTAGTAACTTTTCTAAATTATTTATAAACTTTATATTATCTGACATAATTCCCTTTACTATCTTTGCACCAATAAGCTGCTACTTGTTTTCCTTTGTACCTAACACCTATTGGTAAATGATCCATTGTTGTAACTTTTTCTTTTCTTGTTTGGCAAGTTGTAGAGGAACTATCAAAAGGAACTGTGATCTTTTCAATAGTCCCATCTACAAAAAACATAAACAGAAAGATAAATTTCACTAATTAAAATGGAATTTCCTTACTCTCTGCTTTAGGTTGTTTAGGTCTAGGCTCATTCTTATAACCAGATAAAATATTACCTGATTCGTTGATCCAACCTATTAAACCTTTTGCTCCACCAGCTTCAGGATAATTCATATCTCCAGTAAATTTATCATCACCTTTGAATAGAACTCCTACTTGAGCAAACACCTTAACAAACTTAGTGTTACCATCTTTTGATGAACCTTTGACACCAAGTATTGTACCTTTGTTGCCATTATCTAAATTTACATTTCCTGAGAAATCAATTTTGATGGCTTTTTCGTTGTTGGCATCATAGGGAAATAAAACCCAATCCTTTTGCTTACCACTACCATTGTCTGACATTTTGTCCTCCATTTTTTTTTATTGATTGTTGTTGTGATTCAAAATCTTTTTTAATTGAATCATTTTGCTTTTCCCAATCTGAATACAAAGCGGTCAACTTGGTTTCTGTTGTTTGCTTTTTAATTGTATCTTTAATTGAAACTTGTTGAGTAGATCCCTTTTGATTGTTTAAGGCATTTACTAATTCTTCTGCACTAGCATATTCTGAACCAGATAATCCAAATGCTGCAATACATCTTCCAAGAGCTGAACTTGAACAGTTCTCCATAGCACTTGTCTTATTTATAAAGTTAGCATTTCTATGTTCTTCTGCATGACCAACAGCATAAATAGTATCAGAAATATATAATTCGGTTTTAACGACAACT